GTCATTTACATTCCAAGAATTTTCTCAACGCTATGCTGATAGTTCCTTACTCGCAGAGACGATTCCCCTACCAGAACTCCGTAGGCAAGACACCAAGAATCGTCAGAATTCTATTGATAATATTGACCCGTTTATTCGTCAAGAGTTCCAGATCAAAATGCAAAAACATTTTGAAGACGGAATGACTCTCTACAAAGAGATGCTTGATGCATCGATTGCAAAGGAATGTGCAAGAAATGTGCTACCATTATGCGTAGGCACAAAAATGTACATGACGGGCAATCTCAGAAACTGGATCCATTATATCCAACTGCGTTCTGCCAATGGCACCCAGAAGGAGCACCAAGAGATTGCACTTGCTGTTCAACAGCATTTCATCTGTCAGTTCCCAGTCATCTCTGAGGCGCTTGAGTGGTGCCCTGACGGCGATTGCAATTGCTCTGAGCAACTGGATGAATGTAATTGTATTCAACCTGCTTTGAGGATTGACTGATGTATGAAGAACTAAATTGTTTTGAAGAAGCACTTAAGCACTTCGGAACAAGAGTTGAAATTCTCACTGCTATGGAAATGGCAAAGAAAATATCACCTGAGGATGCCTATAAAATGATCAAGGATGAACTCAAAGAAGTTAAAAAGTGTCGTAAACTATTCAAAAAAGATAAGGAGTGTTCGTAATGCCTTTATACAACGTAATAAATAAGGTCACTGGTGAGAAGCAGGAGTTCACTATTAGCGTTGCTGATTATGAACAATGGCGTGAAGATAATCCTGATTGGGATAAAGATTGGCAAGCTGGTGTCGCAGGCAAAACCTACGGCAACCCTAAACAATCTGATGGTTTCAAAGAAGTGATGTCTAAAGTCCAAGCAGCACACCCTCGATCAAACCTTAGTCGGTATACATAAATCATGCCAAGAGCTAGAAAGCGAAACACAACCAGTAATCCTGTTCCGTCTAATATGAGTGCTAAGCATATTAGAAGGAAGAAACCGATTGATAAGTCCTATATGGTACCTATCAATCCGTTGACTCCAAATCAAGAAATTGTCTTTGAGCAATATTCTTTAGGACAAAACATTCTTCTTCATGGTGCAGCAGGCACAGGTAAAACTTTTATCACTCTATATCTTGCTTTGCAGGAGGTACTTGACGAAACCACACCTTATGATAAGATATACATTGTAAGGTCTTTGGTTCCTACTAGAGAGATCGGTTTCCTTCCTGGCGATCATGAAGATAAATCAGCGTTATATCAGATTCCATACAAAAACATGGTAAGATACATGTTCAGTATGCCTGACGATAATTCCTTTGAAATGCTCTATGATAATCTAAGAGCCCAAGAAACTATTTCTTTCTGGTCTACTTCTTTTATCCGTGGAGTTACTCTTGACAATGCTATTGTTATTGTCGATGAATTTTCAAACTTGAACTTCCATGAACTTGACTCTATGGTAACTCGCATTGGTGAGGACTCTAAGATTATGTTCTGTGGTGACATTACTCAATCTGATTTGGTTAAGAGTAATGAAAAGAATGGGGTCTCAGATTTCATTCGGATTCTTCAGAGTATGAAGGAGTTTACTTGTGTGGAATTTGGTATTGATGATATCGTTCGTTCTGGACTAGTTAAATCATACTTAATTTCAAAATACAATCTTGGTTTTTAATGTTTAATTTTATTAATGTTGAGCTCAACGAACATGTTGAAGTTGAAGCAGTGAATGATAATGGGGTTAGATTTTATCCAATCCCTGGTGCAGATAAATATTATCCGAGTGTTACTTCAGTCACATCGTTTAAGAGCGCAAATTTCTTCAAAAAATGGAGAAAAAAAGTTGGTGAAACTGAAGCCAATCGTATTACTGCTAGAGCAACACAGAGAGGCACTGCCTTTCATAGTATCACTGAAGATTATATCAAAGGTGTATTGAATTTGGAACAATACATGACAAATAACCCATTGTCTGTTAGAATGTTTCAATCAGCAAAGTCTACGCTAGATCGCATAGACAATATCCATTGTCTAGAGACATTTTTGTATTCGCATTACTTAGGTTTAGCGGGTCGGGTAGACTGCATTGCTGAATTCGATGGTGAGTTGGCAGTAATCGATTTTAAAACTTCGACTAAAGAAAAAAAGGAAGATTGGATTCAGAACTATTTTGTTCAGGAGACTGCATATGCAGCAATGTTTCTCGAAAGATCTGGTTTGGAGGTGAAGAAAATTGTCACACTTATCGCCACCGAAGAGGGAACTATTCAAGTGTTTGAGAAGTACAATCTTGATGACTATTTACAATTACTTAAGTCCTACATTGAAGAATTTGTTAGTGGTAGACAACATGCCTGAAAAGAAATTAGATGACAAGTTTCTTACACCTACTAAGTTCGCTCTAGAAATAGAGAGACTAGTAAAGAGGAGCAACGGTCTCATTACATACATCGAAGCAGTAGTAACATACTGTCAAGAAAATGAGATTGAAATTGACACAGTTCCTAAACTGATGTCAAAACCATTAAAAGAACGCCTACGACATGAAGCAGAGCGTTTAAATTACATGAAGAAGCGATCTAAAGGAGTATTACCGCTGTGACTGGATATGAAGTGTATAAAATGTATCTTGCATTACGAATGCACTTCACCAAAGACACATACGATTACATCAAATACAGAGGAAAAGTATCGGCATCTGAAAAATCATTTGAAGAACGCAGAGATCGTTACTTTTTCAAAAAACTAGCAGCAAAGTATTCAGAGAAAGATCTCCTGGATTACCTTGTTGCTAATTTTTTATATGATCCTAGAGGGTATATCAAATCGTTTAATGATAAACACTATGAATCTTGGAAGGTACTTCAAGAGTCTTTCTCTTATAAATTTAGACAGGATGTAGATCTTTTGTTAACATACTTTGAAGCACCTTATCAAGATAAGTTTGATTTAATATTTAAAGTTAGGGAAGGAAGTCATCCACCTCTCCTGAAACATTTTTTATCAGGGGAAATTACATTAGAAACATTAGTTATATTTGAGACCTGTTTAGGTTATGTTGATAAGTTTGATGCAGTATTAACAGATCCTATTTGGAAAGATATTAGAAGAAAGATTCTAAAATACAAACCATTTCTTCACGTTGATTGTTTTAAATATAAGCAAGTGATATTAACAGTTATAAGAACAAAACTATGAGTTTTTTTAAGTCGGAACAAGTTCAAACAAATTTACAAGATATCTTTGAAACTTACCAAGAAATTGCATCTATGACCTCTCAACTTGGGAGTATGAATAAAGAAGAAAAGTTAGATCATATTGAAGACTGCAAAGTCCTTATCGATAAGCAGAAAACATTCTATGGTCGATTATGTCTTGCTTCAGCAGAAGATCCCGAGGCAGCAGACATGAAAACTAGGATCAATGCTTTGTCAAATGCTTTCGGGTATAAAGACCTCGGAGAGTGCATGGATGCTATGGTGCAGACACTTGAAGCAGCGGCACAACGGGAGGTTGACAGCGACTAAATAGTATGCTATGATTATCCAGTAGCAAACAATCTAACTACACACACTCAATACGGAGAATACTAAATGTCTTTTGCAAGTCTCAAGAAAGCGTCCAGCAAGGGTGACACCTTTGCTAAACTGTCGCGAGAGATTGACAAACTCAATCAACCTGCAGCAGGTTCCAGTGCCGATGAACGTATCTGGAAACCAGAAATGGACAAGTCTGGTAATGGCTACGCAGTAATTCGATTCCTTCCTGCACCTGATGGCGAAGAGATGCCATGGGCAAAGATCTGGAGTCATGCATTCAAAGGTCCTGGTGGACAATGGTACATCGAGAACTCTTTGACTACCCTCGGCAAGGATGATCCTGTCGGTGAAATGAATCGCCAACTGTGGAACAGTGGTCGTGATAGCGATAAAGAGATCGCTCGTGCTCAGAAACGTAAACTCTCTTACTACTCTAACATCTATGTTGTGAGTGATGCTGCACACCCCGAGAACGAAGGTCGTGTGTTCCTCTATAAGTTTGGTAAGAAAATCTTTGACAAACTGACTGAAGCAATGCAACCTGCATTTGCTGATGAGTCACCTATCGATCCTTTCAACTTCTGGAAAGGTGCTGACTTTAAACTGAAGATCCGCAAGGTCGAAGGTTACTGGAACTATGATAAGTCTGAGTTTGCTGCACCTAGCACTCTTGGTGACTTTGACGATGACAAACTGGAAAGTATCTGGAATCAAGGATACTCTCTTGCAGAGTTTGAAGATGCTAAGAACTTCAAGTCCTACGAGCAACTTACAGCACGTTTGAATTTGGTTCTTGGTAAGACTTCTAATGCATCTGCTCCTGTCATTCGTGAGGATGAGGAAGATGTCTTTGCTGCTCCTGTGGGCGGTTTCAATGATGCAGATATTGCAGGTCTGCGTAGTAGTGCAGTTGCTTCTTCTCCTGTTGCTGATGAAGATGATACACTAGCATTCTTTGCTAAACTCGCTGAGCAAGACTGATGAAATTTTTACTTGCTACTATGATGCTACTCTCTGCTCTGCCTGTTAGTGCAGAGAGTATTGGTGACCGAAGCAACCGTCAAGCATATAATTCTCAAAGAGGATATGCTTCGGAGAACAAATGCTATCGTAATGAATATCGTGAAGAATACATTCCTGGCACATCTAGTTCTCCTGGATATGTCTCATCATATAAAGAGCGAGTAGAAGTTCCTTGTATTCGTGATAATTATCGTCACGATGGTGCTTCAAGAAGGCATAATACAGATGACAATTCTTGTATTGAAGGTTCAATCCTAGGTGGTATTGCTGGTGGTGGTGCAGGTGCAGCATTATCCAGAGGTGATGGACGCATCTGGGCGATCCCTCTTGGCATTGTCGGTGGAGCACTGGCAGGATGTCAGGTTGATGGGGGTTAAAACGAAATTCGACTTTTGATTCCCTGAAACGGCGGAAAAAATCTCCGCCATTTTTTTGACTTCTAGGGTTTTCTAAATTGTTGCTCTAAGACAATCCTAAGAAGATTCTCTTTTAGTGACATTAATGCTTGTTGCTCGAAAGAATCACCACCAGGCCATTTTTCCAAATAAAAACAGACGGATTTGTATACTAGTACAAGTCCGTCTTTTGTCATGTCTATGTTTATATAATCTTCAGGGTCAATATCCATACCCAGATCCACTAGAGGAACTTCCACTACTGCTGCTGCTGCTAGAACTACTTGAACTGCTA